ATCCTGCTCAAAGGACGGATGGTGTACAGGGGTGGATGGTTCAGTGAGGGGTTGGGGCTCTTCTTTCTTAGGTGCTGGTGCTGGAGAATTACCAGGCAACTCCTCGAAGGTGGTCATCCCCACACCGAGGTACAGCCTCAAGGCTCTACTGCTCGCTCGTGTGCTTGCCATTCGAATACATGCTGTGGCAATGTTCTTGCCTACGTTGGTAGGGTCAGCATCACCGTAGTCTTGGTATGTTCCTCGTGCTCCCTTGGCAGTGGCCTTCATTACAGCGGCCCGCTTGTCAGCATCCCAGCTAACCATGTCAACCCACACACCCTCAAGGCCGTGCTCGTGGGCGGTGGCCAGTAGACCTGCATGTGTCGTGTACTCCCTGCCTTGAAGCTTGATGATGTAGCCGCGTTTACGCATTAGTTTCAGGTCAATCATTTAAGTGTCCTCTCTTTCTTTAGCTGTTGGTTTAGGTGAGTGGTCTTCCGCTTGAGTTGAACGATGTTGGACTCAAGGTGAGCGACCTTTAGGTCCGACTCATGAAGCATGTCTTCTTGTTTTAGTATGATGTCAAGGAGAGCATTGAGTTTCCTGTAATGCGATAGGGTGGTTTCCATTGTCGGTCCTCTTGTGGGTTGGTTGGTTTGCTACTTGACAAGTTATAGAATGCTACCTATGGTGTCAAGGAACAAAGGAAAAATAAATGCCCCAACACTACTGGACAATCCCCGAGTTATTGAAAAAACGTAGGCGCATCCTGCATTATACACAAGCGGACTTAGGTCAAATGCTTGGTGTAAGCAGGGCAGCCGTTTCACAGTGGGAGTGCGGGTTTCGTAACCCCGGCTCGCACAACCTCTATGATTTAGCCAAGTGCTTAGAGATGACTGAATACCAAACGATGTGCGTATTGAAAAGGTTGGGAGAATGAAGGTCATCATTGGTATTGACCCAGGTAAAGACGGTGCCTTGGTGGCGTTGAACCTTGAGGGTGAGCATGTTGTCACCCACCTAACCAAGCAGGACTTTACTCTACCCATCGGCAAGGGCAGTAAGAGAGAGTACGACGTTGGGTCAATGGCCAAGACAATCCTTGAGTTGCACACTACCTATGGTGTGGCGTTGGTGGTGATCGAGAAGCAACACTCCATGCCACTACAGGGAGTTGCCTCTACCTTCAGCACAGGCATGGGCTACGGGATGTGGTTGGGTATCGTTGGTGCCTTTGGTATTCCTCTCCAGGTGGTGGGCGCCAGGGCGTGGCAGAAGCGTGTGCTCTTAGGTGTGCCAGGCGAGGGTAAGGGTAGGGCTGTGCTCCTTGCAAAACAGAGGTTCCCAGGCGTTGACCTAACACCAGGTAAGAAAAGAAAACCGCACGACGGGATAGCTGACGCGGTGTGTATTGCGGCATACGGATTGATAAGTGGTGGACACTGGGGATAGGCCGAAGTAATATCGAGACAGCAAAGTTGGTCCTTTGCTACAACGTTAGAGTCTTCACAGATTCATGTTGTTCCTGTCCTTTAGAGGGTGGTGACGCGGCGTTGGTTGGTGGCCCCCTTCCATATCTGGCATAGGGTTGGGGGCTTTCACCGACATAGACCAAACCAACCAGCAAGTGTTGACACTTCCGAGACTGACCATCTCAAAAATCTAAGGGTAAAAAAATATGACGGGAAAAAATAAAGAGCCCGGCGAATACAGTTGGTTCGATGTGTACAAAGCTATCCAGGCCACGGTCTTACCTGCTGGTGCTCAGTCTGTATTGATGTGCTACTTGCGCTACGCCCACAGCGAGACGGGGCTGTCCTATCCAAGCAATGCGACGATAGCTTACCGCACCCAACTCTCCACTCCTACTCTTAGGAAGTGGCGTACCTATCTGGTAGAATATGGCTGGCTTTATTCCCAAGGCTACGTCAAGGGGTACGGTTCTCACAAGGGGGTGATTCAATACCATGTGAGGCCAGGAATACAGCCCCCACACAAGCCACTTGTAGTAGAGAAACCACCCACTAAAGGGTGTAAAATTCTTTCCCCCACCCAGAAAGATTCTTTCACCAAAGGGTGTAAAATTCTTTCCCCTATATTGTACCATGAACTAACTCTATTAACTAAACCCCCTATATGTCCCCCAACTAAACACTCAACACCCAACCAAAATAAGTCGGATGCGTTCATCCGACAATCATTGAAGGACCAGACAGTTATGACCCAAGCAAAACCAACAGAAGCCTCCGTAAAAAAAGGAGTGTGGAAACGCGCCCTTGAAATCCGAGCCCGCCAACTCGGAGAGGGGGCGAGGCCACTCAAGTATTCGACATGGAGTAAGGAGTTCAACAAGAGCATCGCCAGGGCTGATAGCTACGACGCTTGGTTGGGTGTGTGGGAAATGTATTGGACGCACCCAGCCTACAAGTGGTGGCGTGAAACGCCGGACGCCCCGCATGCTGCCTTCTTTCGGGCAAAGAACTGGGCAATGTTCGAGGATGCCTATGATGAGATGAAGCACCAGGGCACACTCATAGCTGAGTCAAAGCTTGCGAGTGCGAGAGAGAACACCGACACCCCAGGCTTGGCCAAGCTTTGGTGGAGGCGCAACCAACTCACGGCGAAGAAGAAGATGAGCGTCGGTGGGTTTGATGTGTGGCTTGATACCGCAGTATCTAACCCTGATATGGTGAGAGAGATGGCTGGCTTGTTGCGTCGTGGTGCAAAAAAATGAGCGCTGAAAAAATGATACTCGGTGGCTTGTTGGTTGAGACTCTACAGATAAACCAGTTGGATTTACAACCGGAAGACTTTACCGAGGGGAGGGGGCATGCGAAACTCTATCAACTACTACTCAATCGCTGGCAGCAGGGCCTACCTGTTGGGGCTGACTCTGTTATCCGGGCTGTCCTTGAGGGCGGGGTTGAGGATTGCGGGGATGCTGTCTATCTCTCGGCGTTAGCGGATAACGCCAGCCCCGTCGGTGTGGGTAGGTACATTATGGAGATGAAACAAAATTCGCAGAAGCGTAGGCTTGTGACTACGCTCAAAGCAATCAACGCAAAGCTTGATAGGGGCATGATTGATGCGCACCAGGCGAGCGTTGAGATGGTGACTGCGGCGTGTTCGGTGTCTGACTTGACCAGCACCAGCATGGAGGAGGCCCACGATAATTTCATAGCTGACTTAGAGGCGGTGGCAGAGGGTAGGCGCTTGGCCTATATGCCCAGCGGGATACCGGAATGGGACGCCGACCCCCACTTTATGGGCGTATCCAGGCAGGGCACCACTATTATCTTGGGGCGCAGTGGGTCGGGCAAGACCTCGGTGGTAAACTGTATGGCTGCCGGCATGCTGCGCAAGGGGTTGAAGGTCTACGTTCACGGCACCGAGACTTCAATCGAGCGCAGGCTACAGGACATGGCGTTTAGTTTGGCGGCGGTGGACGGTAGGCAGTGGGGCTTGGTGACCAAAGAGTTAGCAGCTATTCGTGAGGAGGGGGGCAATGACTTAGACCTAAAGGCCGACGTTGATTGTTGGTTCGATAGGGTAACTGAGCAGGCTGATTGGTTACGCGACCAGGCGATGACCATCACGGGTACCGGGATGACTGTTGAGCAGGTGTGTACAAAAGCCCGGCAACTCCACGCGCAAAAGCAATTGGATGTTGTGTTCGTTGACTACCTTCAAACTCTCAAGGATTCCAACGGGTTAGGTGTTCGCTTAGGCGATATGGTACAGCAGACTGGCCACAAATCGGGCATGCTCTGCCAGTTGGCCAGCGATTTGGGCGTGCCCATTATCATCACAGGACAGGTATCCGGGGAGAAGCAAGGCAAGGCACCTGCTCCACCCGAGATGTGGGACCTGCAATTTTCAAGTCGGGGGCACCAGGATGCTCAGGAGCTATATGCAATCCACCGGCCTGATTATTTTCGGGAGCGCGACCCGTCGAGCCCGGTCACAGGCCCGAAAGGAACGCTGCAAATTTTCCCACGGAAACGGAGGACGGGCACCATTACCTCTGTGCTCAATCTCAAGTGGGACGGCCCAACAAAATGGGTGGGCGACCGCCGTCTATTGGAGGACCGCCCACCCGAAAGGTTGAGGTTAGTCGATTAGCTATTTGAGTCCGCCAAACTTGAGCGCCAAGGCCCGAAGCTCCCTTGATAACTCCCATATTTTGTTGCGGTTCTTGCGCGACATTTCATTGTTGGCGGTCCTGCGCAACAGGGCGACGTACAATTCGCGTAGGGTGTCCTCGGTTTCAGATACGATTTTCTTATGGGTATCTGGAAACTCAATAGCTTCGCACGGTGGGCAGAGGTTGCAGTCTTCCCCTTTGTATGGTGTCTTCTCTCCACACCGAATGCAGTGCCTTTCGCCTTCAATCTTAGCGATTGCTTCTACCTGTTCGTGCGTGAGATCGCCGGGGTCTATGTCGTATCCCAGATTTACAACGTCTCCACGCGCCCCGGCTAAGTATTCGATGAGCCCGGCAGCGTGAACGAGGTCGAGCAGGTCTTGGCCGTATAGCTCTACCATCCTTTCCATCGGCGTGTCGTTAGTGTGCTCAAGCGTGGAGAGTAGATCTGTTGCTGTGTAGTTATTCATTGTGATGGTCCTTGGTTGGTTGGTTTAGATTGAGAATAGGATTATGGCGATTAGATAGCAGGCGGTTAGGCCAATCATGGCTTGGGAATAGAGTCTCATAAGCACCTGACCGATACCAAATTGCCGAGGTTTTCAATACCTACAGCGTGCCCGATAGTCTCGGCAATGACAAAACTGTGACTCGTGCCCCACCCGTTATGGTGCCAATAGTATTCGCCGTCCTTGCGGCGCACTTTCATATCGTCAACGCTCCAAAGCTTGACAAGCGAGCCGTCAATGATTGCGTAGGCGCTGGCCCAAGTGGTGGGTAGGTTGCGACCCGTTACAAAGTCAGCAGACAGGTAGATTGTGGGGTGCTCTTGCCAGAGCACGGCGGTCAGGGTGGCGTGGAGTTTTGTTTGTTGGTTGTTCATGGTCTTATCCTTGGTTGGTTGGGTTAGATAGGTTGGATTTTCCGAGCCCGATAAACATAGTCCATGTTTCAGGATTTTTTTCTGATAGCTTTTGGATCTCTGTATTAGACAGTGGGTTGGTCCCTGATTGCATTTGATGAAAGACGCGGACTCTTTTGGAGAGGCTGTCTTGTGCTTTAATAAACATTGATAGTTGGTTGGTCATTGTCTTATCCTTGGTTGGGTTGGGTTAGATTGAGTCTGTGAGAATGAGAACGATAAGAACGATGGACTCAATACCTGTGAGGTTATCGAATTCGCCGTTAGGGTCATTGGCCTTGAGCCAAGCTATGCGCTGAGCGTAGGGCAGTTTAGCGGTATCGAATATCGTGTCGGTGGATGGCATGGTGTGGTCCTTGCTTGGTTGGTTTAGCTATAGTGGAAGGTAACGCCGTAGTCATCTTCGGTGAGTGTTGGCTCTTCTTCTTCTTCTTCTTCTTCTTCTTCCTCGCAGTCTCCACTATCGTCAAGTAGGACTGCGTCCATTCGTGCCCTCATTGCCTTTGTCTGGGCGCGGAGTTTTCCGTTATCGCTCTTTAGTAGTTCGATTAAAAGTGCTTGTGCTGCTGGTGTCATGGTGTTGTCCTTGGGTGGTGGGGGCTTGTGCCCCCGTTGGTTGGTTTAGAGGTTGACGAAAAGGGCAACGGTCAGGGATAGGGTGCCGTGTGTTTGTGTGATGTTTTGGGTGTACCGGATAGCGTCGGCCTTGTTTTTTTGGATAGCTCCGTACTTGTTCCAGTACTTCTTTGCGCTGACCTCAGCGCCAGCTACCCTTCCTTGCTTTCTGGCCTTGCGGGCTCCTTTCTCGTCGGTGAAGTTATTCAGGGTGATGATAGACTTGCCGCAGGGGAATAGACCGGCGAATGCATGTTCAGTTGATAGTAAGTTCATGGTGTGGTCCTTAGTTGGGTTGGTTGGTTAGTTGCAGAAAGTATAAGAGCCGCTGTTAATCATGTCTTCCAGAACATCTTCAGCATCGAGAAGCCTTAGAGCGTCCTGAATAAGGTTACACACCCCAATCATTTTGGGTGTTTGCCATTCTTGTTTATCGTCGCAGTCGTAGGTGTCGGCAAGGTTGGCTTGGTAGAATATGGCTATCAGTAGGCGGATGGTTGTTTCGCGGTCGGTGATACGGTTGTCTTCACCTTGGGTTGGGCTGGTTAGAAAGCTTAGCTGTTTGTTGAGGTCGTTCATGGTATCTCTCTTGGTTGGTTGGGTTGGGTTAGGATTGGTACTTGTCAAGTAGGGCTTGGGCTTGGTGGTAGTCCCCGTTTTTCACGGCTTGCTTGAATGCTTTGAGAAGTTCTTGTTTGCTCATGGTGTCTCTCTTGGTTGGGTGGTGTGTCGGTTGGACTCCTTTACAATTACACGGTTACCGAATGGTAGCAAGGGATTATTTGCACTTGACACAATCTTTGCATTCGTTGGAGTATCTGGACTATTTGGACTATTTGCACTATTCAGGGAATTGGTGTGTGTGGTGAATGTTAAAAGGATAGACTGAGAGGCTAATCTTTACTGGCTACTTGTAGGTATCATGGCAAGGGTAGAGGGCTCGGGGCGATTGTGGGGGCACTGAGGCGGCAGCAAACGATGGTTGGATTATTTGGACTATTCGGTCGGGTGGCATCCAGGGATGGACGGGGGGTAGGGGATAGACGGCGGGAGGTATTGCAAATCCCAACACGGGGGCGCGGTAGGGGGTGGGGGGTATGTTATCCATAAGCCACGGGGATATTCTACCCGCTAAGCACCTGAAATAACGTGGTTCTCATGTTCCGATAACATGTATTATGTTCAATGGACCAGCTACACAGCGCCCAGGCGGGAGGGGCCCCCCCAAATGGAACCCGAAGCTTGTCACCATTATTTGTATTACAAACCTCGGATACATCTCAAAAAATCTGTGGATACATCCCATGTGTTACACTCACCCCCATGGCACTACCGAAGAAGAAACAAGAAGCGCTGCGTCTGATAACGGAGGGGAATAGCATCCCTGCCACGGCTGAGAAGTTGGGCATGACCCGTTCTGCTGTGTGGAAATGGACCAAGGAGCCGGAGTTCTCGGCCGAGATGACGGTGTATCGGGACAAGCGGGCTGCTGTTGCCCAGGTATCGCTGTCGTGTGCTGTTCATGAGGCTGTAGAGGCTCTCAGGGGCCTTATGGGTAGTGATGAGACGGCTGATAAGGATAAGATTGCAGCGGCCAAGGTACTGCTTGACAGGTCCAAGTTGCAGTTGAGCGGTGGCAAGGTGAAGATGAAGGGTGGTGCTGATGCTATGGCGGCCTGGATGACTAAGGAATGAGCGTCCCAGAGATTGGTGACCTTCTAAAAGACCCTGCTGAGTTTATTTCCAGGCTGACGATTATGCACAAGGAGAGGCAGAGGCTTACTCCTTTTGATTTGAATGAGCCCCAGAAGAGGTTGTTGGATGTTTTGAGGACGAGCAATCGTGTGATTATCCTCAAGGCAAGGCAGATGGGAATCTCTACCTTGGTGCGTGGTTGGCATTTCTGGCAGACGTATATGGCCAGTGAGCCTAAGCAGTACGCTGTGATTTCTCATACGCGGGATTCGGCTGAAGAGTTGCATCGTATGGAGAAGACCTTCTACGATAATTTGCCTGTTCAGTTGAGAAGGCCTCTTTCTAAGTCTTCGTCGAGGACTCTGACCTTTGAGGACTCAGGGGCGACGGTTAGGACGCATACGGCGAGTGGTAAGGGTGGAGCTCGGTCGTTTGCGATGAATAGTGTTCATCTCTCTGAGTTTGCTTTCTATGACAATCAAGAGGAGACGATGGCGACGGTTATGGCCGCTGTCGGTGAGGGTCAGATTATTATTGAGAGCACTCCGAATACGCCTGGTGATAAGTTTCACGAGTTGGTGGATGGTGCTTTGAAGGGTGAGAACGGGTGGACGCTGGTGTTCTTCCCTTGGTTTGCCCATGCTGCGTACCGGGTAGAGGAGATTCCTGGCTGGTATATTCCGACCGGTGTGGAGAAGATGGTTCAGCAGCAGTTGCAGAT